GCTATTTCTTTAAGGGAGTAATGATGCATGATTTCATAAATCGTACCCATTTCTCCCTTAAAGATTTCAGCCGTCGTATCAATAAGAGATTGATATTGTTTTAGACGATCTCTGTTGTAACCCTCTGTTGGACACGCCGAAAAAGGATGTTGTCAAGCTCCATATCGTACCGTCCCCAATCATGCTTGCAATGCGGGCAAGTAATACTGGGGAATCCAAATGTCAGAGAGTAGAATTCGGTCATCTGGTTCAACTTCTTCGCAATCAGGTTGATCTGCATTTCATTCAGATTCTTCAATGCCTCAATGATTGCTTCAATACCGGATACGTCGATGTAATCCACATCAGAAATATCCATGTCATCAGTCATGCTCTCATAATCCGGGATATAGATATTCTTGATTCCCTGTGCAAGCAGAATGTTCGGTCTGTTCTCCCTTGCAGACAGATCTTTGTTTGAATCCATCTTACGGAATACTCGCTCGACCATCTCATACACAGACGGGATAAAGATCTCAATGATAATACCGGATTCTTTATCCAGCAAGAAACGCTCAAAGTTGTTTACCGGAGATGCATCTGCAAACTCACGTGCTTTGTCAACATATGCAGCGTTGTTGATGATATTTGCCATGATCTGCTTTGTTTCCGGTTTGATCAGATCCTGACGAATCATTTGTTTGTTATTGTAAGCAAACTCAAAGTCTTTACCGCAACCACCTTTATCCTTCGGGCAGTTGAACGGAATCGTATCGTCCTCCGGATACGAAGAGCAAATCATACCATACAGGAATGCATCATAATCCATGAATGCAGTATGCTTGCAGAAGTCCTCGAAATCATCGAACGGTCCACGAGATACATCGGTGATCTTATCATAGATAACAGACCACTTGTCGAGAATACTATTCGCCGTATCTTCACCAGGACCTTGATACATACGGATTGCTTCCGAAGCGGCAATGTTCTTCATCTTGCATGTATATCCAGATGCAAGTGCAATTACCGGAGAAAGCGACTTGTCAAAGTTCCGTTTCAGGATATGGAACTTATCCTTTCCATCTACGGTCTTTTTGATCTTCAGGTTCTTCAGAGCCTTATCTTCCACTTCCACGATACGAATTCGTTTCGAGTGTTCAATACGCTCTTTCTCTTCCGGGGTAAATTCAAACTTTCCAAGTCCAGCACGGTCAATGAGAATCGTGACATCTTCATTACCAGTCAGTGTTCCATCACCCGCTGGTTTTGCTTCTGCCGTCTCATTCTCTTTCACCGCGTCTTGTTCATGAATCTTCCGATTCGCATCCTGTACTTCTTTCGGTGCATACGGATCGGAAATTTCTTTTGTCGGAGCGTCGCCTTTAGAAATTCTCTCAGCAGCAATTTTACGTTGCTCATCGATCATACGATCCATATCCGAGAAATTCGCAGTAACGCTCTCCATACTATCTTTGCTCATTGCATTCCCGACATCAATTCCCTTCCGAACACGCTGTGCATCTCGTGCATCCGGAAGTACTTTCTTGTCAAGAATTACGCCTCCACCGATCTTATCTTTTTCGGCTTGCTTTTTCTCTTCATCCTTTTTCTCAATATCCGATTTCTTGATGATCAGTGTAGGCATATCATCATCTACAGTTTCATCTTCGATCTCATCGGCTTCAACGTCGATGATATCGTCTTTCTTCTCCTCCTGGAGTTCTGATTTCAGATCATCGAATGTCTTCATTTCTTCTGCCATGGTTAATCAGATCCTTTCGTATTGATAAAGTTCTTGTTCAACACTTCTATCTTGGTATCAATGATTGCTTTATTCTGCTGTGTAAAGGAGAGAATAATTTCTTCCTTTGATATCAGCAGAGATATATGGATATAGAGGACATAGTCCCCATGTACCTTAATGGCTTCGGCTGAGATAGATTCGATCGTCAGCATCGGTATATACTTGGTTGCTTGACGACGGATCTCATTACAAAGTGTAGTAGCAACCGAATTAATTTCAGAGAATCGATAAGAATCCAGGTCAATACCCATCTCAGGGTCAGATGGATTCGTACCTTTACGTTTGCGAATAAGTCGCATCAATAACCGAGCGTATGCTTGTGTTCCTTTGAGAACCTTCTGCTTGTGAAAGTTATCAAAGTCAAAATCTAACTCTGTTATTTCTTGCTTATTTTCTTCTACGCGCTCAGTCGCCATCAATTCTCACCTGCCTTTAAATTATATCCATGTGATTTACTGTTATTTTCTAATATAACGCTTTTACGGGAAAAAAGAAGCGGAAACCCGCTTCTCATCGTTTTAATTATCAATACCAGCCTTTATTTTAGCTAATTTATAATAAATACTCTTTTGGAATTCCTTTTTCTCTTCTTCAGTTAATTCTTTATTATCGTCTCCATCATCATTTCCAAAATGGCTTTCATAGAGTTCATCCATGTAATCGTTTTCATTACCGAACATGCTTTCATATTTTTCGTCCAGATCACTATTTTCAACATAATCCGGTTTATAATCTTTAATAAGCTCTTCTTCATCTAAAAACAAAACTTCCAGCATTCCGTCTTTTCCACCATACCTAAAAATTGGGTAAGATCTTTTTGGATTTTGCTTTTTACTCATATTAATACCTCCTTTGCGTAATATAATGTATATTTCAATTTTAAGTTGAATATTTCACCTGGTGATAATCCAGATCGTCTTTCACATATATATTATATAGATACGAGGTGATGTAATATGGGTAAAGAACCGTATTGGTTTATTGGTAAATGGAAAAAAGAAATGGCGAGAAAGATTAAACTCGCTAAGCCTGATATAGATGAAGATAAGCTTGATAAGTATCTTAACGAGCGCATAGAAGCCACGTTCAAAGATCCAAAGTGTAAGGTTCGGAATACATATAAAGGAGAAGAAGTAAATACCTCATTGATGAATATAATGCAGTTTATACATGATCGAAAACCGATTATGGCTGGATTTGGTCTTCTCTTTAAGAACCAAGAAGATATGTATAATCCGAATTCGAATATGTTGATGGAAAGCATCAACACACGTAAACGGTTGAAGAAAGAACGTGCGCAGTATGATAAACGCTCCTATGAGTTTTTGATGAAGGATATAGGTCAAGGAAATGAGAAAGTCATAGCAAACTCTTTTTATGGAGCGAATGGGACCAAAACAAGCATGTTCTTTAATCGAGATATTGCAACTTCCATTACAGCAACAGGACAAGCAGAGATTGCAACTGCAGAGACATCGTTTGAAATGTTCCTGGCGAATAATGTGAAGTTCTTTGATCTTGATGAATGCTTACTCTTTATCACAAGAGTACAACAGCAGGAGTATACGATGAAGATTCCAAAATTGGAGAATGCACATGATAAAGTATACGAGAAACTCTTGTATACGTGCAAGTATCCAGCCAGTATTAATCAGGAACTTCTTCGTACGGTTGTAAATCAAATGAGTGAAGAAGATTGTGTCAAGGTGTATTATAAGAACAATCTGATTCCATTCTTACGAGATTACAAACCTGCTAGAGCTGCATTGGAAGAAGCAATTAATACAACGAAAACATTTAGAGATCCAAATGATGTTCCATCTGGTACAAAAGCCATATTGGATGTATTATGGGATTATATAAAAGAATTCGTTGTATATGACTGGCCGGTTCGAAATCGAATTGAACGGGATAAGTATGAACCACGTAAAGCATGTGTGATTCAGGATACAGATTCTACGATGCTGACGTTACTGAATGTAATTGAATTCATGAATGATGAAATCGCAGCAGATGAAGTTGCTGCAGAGACAGAGGAAGATTTCAACTACATTCTGGTCAATATCGTATGTTATATACTGACACGATATCAGTCGGTATTCTTCGGACGCTATTGTAGCGACTGTAACATTCCAAAGGATTATCACTGGATGATCAATATGAAGAACGAGTTCTATTACCCGATGGTACTTACGACCAAAGCAAAGAAGCATTATATTACGCTTACAAAGCTCCAAGAGGGTAAAGAGATTGATCCTCCAAAGATTGAGATCCATGGACTGGATATCGCAAAAGCAGAAACGTCTACGTATACATATGACTTCTTCTTCAGTATCATTCGGGATGATATTATGTATACGGATAAGATCAACGTAGGAAAGATTCTTCGAAAGATTCAGGAGTTCAAGAAAGCAATCAGAGCTTCTATTGAAGCAAGAGAGAAACGATTCCTGCCGTTGAAATCTGTAAAAGAAGTAGAAGCATATGCACAGCCGTATAGCGAACAAGGCATACGTGCAGTTCGTACATGGAATCTATTGAATCCAGATCTACAGGTGAATCTCCCAGATAAAGTACTGGCTCTTGCAATCCGATGTAAAAAAGAAAAGGATTATCAGGAGTACAAGCATTATATTCCAGGAGAATATCAAGAGATCATTGAACGAGAGATTTTTAATTCGGATAATAAATCTATCAAAGGACAAGGGTTCAATATCATTGCAATCCCTCAAACGGTAGATTTGATTCCAGAATGGTTGATTCCACTCGTAGATTATGATAAGATCATTAATGATAACGTATCGAAGTTTAACTCGATCTTAGAGTCACTTGGAAACGTTATGGTGGATACTCGCTCGAATGATTCTCATGGAACGAATATCATATCATTCTGACAGCATAGAAGAAACTAGCGTTCATTCGCTAGTTTCTTTTTTCTTAGCGTCGACAAATCTGTAACATGTTACAATGAAAGGACTGAATAGCATATGAGTAAGCCTGTTTTGAAGGACCTCTATGGAATCGGTATATCCCCGACTTCCATCAGAAATAAA